TTAATCTCCTTTACTTTAATATTCTTAACTTGCAAACGTCACCGCTTGCCGCACCTGTTACTGTATAGACTATCTGTACCGATGTTCCGCTACCTGTCTTATTCATTGCGGATATTCCGATAAGTTTGTTCTGGCAGTACAACTCGTAGCCGTAGTTATCATTCAATCCCGTGAATGTTACTGTTCCACTACTTGATACTGTTGCCGTTGAAGTCCATGCGTCAAGACCACTGTTCAGTGCTGTTAATGCGTTTGTGACAGTGCTGACCGATGAACCTTTTATTGACATTGAAGATATAGCCTTTGTCTGTAATGCACTTGTATCAACAAATCCACCGAAATCATCATACTTATACACGGGGTTTGCGTCTGTACCCGTGTTGATTATTGCTATATGACTATCCGCTGGCATTGCTACCCCTGCACCAACAACGAAGTCACTTGTTGTAGTGAATGAATCCGTTACAAGCCAAAACTTATTCACATTCGCCGCTGACAGTGCCGGAAGATTGGCGAATGTTACCGCTCCACCATAAGAGACAAGGTTCTTCTCCTGTTCGTCTATCTCTTCCTTGTTGTAGTAGTCTGTCAGTGCTTCCGCTACCGCCGTTCCGCTCTGTGCATGGGTCGATGTAGGGTCATATGTCTGGTCTACTGTCGGTATGTCCGAACTACTTGCAAGCCCTAAATCTGCCCCCGTCTGATTGCCTGATAATGTGTGTCCGTTGATGCTCGGCTTGTTCAATAAATCCGCATAACTTCCGCTTGTGGCTACTGTTGCAAGTGTAGGCTTTCCCGATAAATCAGAATAAGCTCCCGTTGTCGCTACCGTTGCAAGGGAAGATGTATCGGCTTTGCCGCTTATTGCGTTTGCTACATACCCCGTGATACCGTTCGTAGAACTCTTTACCGTTCCACTTGGGTCATAATCAGACATAAGCATATCGCCCGTTGATGTACCGCCACCGGCTGCGCTTATCTGTATTCCCTTATCGCCCGTCAAAGGTGTGATTGTAACATTCGAACCGGCGTTAATCTTGAAGGTATCTGCCCCACTTGCGACAAACGACTGTCCGCCCGCATCAATGGTTTTGTACGCATCTGCTGAACCGCCACCGCCCGTGGCTTTTACATCAGTTTTTACACCGTCTATTGTTATTTCTGCGATTTTCGTACCCGTAGTATCTATCTGATTCCACGATACTGTGGACTTTGCCGCAATAGCCGCCGTTGCCCCGTCTACTATCGCTTTTGCGGTTGCATCATAGTTGTTATCCGTGTGAACGTAAGACGCATCAGCCACAAAATTACTGTCATTAGTCAAGTCTGATGTTTTCGTGGGAATAGCCGGAATATCGCCGGAAGTAATAAATCCGCTATCATTCGTAAGGTCGCTTGTCTTTGTCGGAATCGGTGTTGTATTTGGTAATGCCCCTACATCAGAAGCTGTCAATACAACTGTTCCATCCTTGCCGTTGACAGACTCAACCGCTCCCCTTATAGGATTGCCGTCATATGTAAGCCCTGTTCCGTCATCTGCAAATTTGTCAATAACCGCCTTGTTAGGGTGTGCGTGCGACTGTGCTTCCGCCGTTCCGAGGTCTGACGATATAGAATTAAGGACTGACTGAACACTTGTCCCGGTTCTCCCCGTCGGTGCTACCGCTCCTAAATCCGCCGCCGCCGTTGACGCTTGAAGTTCATCAATAAGGTTATTTACCTTCGGTGCGACTATGTTCTTTGCCGGGGCGTCAAATTCCTGTTTTAACGCCGTTGCTCCGATAGTCGGAACATTAGGAAGTGTCGTTGCTCCCCTTGAATTTAGTTCTGCATTAGTAATTTTTGTAAAAGCCATAATTTACCCCTTATAGTTTCCGCTCTCTATGTATTCAAGAGCCAAGTCGAACAAGCCAAAAGGCTCGTTCAGTTTTCCGTTCTCTACTCTGAAACGTGCTTTATCGACTTTCTTTACCCTGACTTTCGTATGTACAACCTTCTCGGAAGCGTCTGTTGAGAATGAGAAGTTATCAAAATCAATATTGTCAAAGTCGAACAGAATACCGCTTGCGGTGTCCTCTTTAATGAAACTCCATGCACCAAGTTTCTGCGACCACAACTGAACCGACGTTTTCAAAGCTTTCATCATTCTGATTGCAAAATATCTGAACGTCTTATTCTTATAGAACAGTTTGCCGTCAAGGTCAGGTGTTTCCCAACAACAGTAAATCTCTTTTCCGTCATCGTTGTAAGATTCTAGTGCTTCTATATCTGTATGGAAGTCACAAACTTTTCCGTCATTTGTTCCAAACCACAAAGCATCTTCATCCGTCCACAGGCAAACAGCTGGAACATTCGTGCAATGGAAACCAACATACTGTCTCGTTGAATAGGGTTCGCTCCTGTCCGTCCTTGTGGCTTGCAATCCATCAAGGATATATAACTTATTATTAACCGCCAAAACATACATATCGTTGAATACAGTCGCTACGGCATCTTCTAGGTTTGATTCCTTTGTAAGTTTGCCATTTAAGTAGAATGACCTATTCTGACTGTATTTTTCGCCTGTTATATCCTGTGCGGTTATAGCATATATGCCCGCTTTTGTAAGGAATATCGGCTCGTTGGAAAGATAAGCAAACGCATAAGGCGCTACAACGCCGTGACCTTGCAAGGTATTTATCAGCTTAAATGCCGGTTGCGATATATTGTTATCGTCAACAATTAAGTCCCCTTCACGAATAAAGACGGATTGAGAAGTATCAAATCCGTCCTTAAATGCTGCAAGGTAGTTATTGACTATTGCATAGCCGACTATTGCCGACTGTTCTGAACCTAACGCAGAATACCCCGTGTCAGGGAAATATGTCGGGTCGTATTGTTCTGAATAGAAGTCCCAGTTCGGATAATCGGGATTCCCGGTAAGGAACAATCTATCTTCCGCCCCGCCTACACCAAACAACGCACCATTGGTACAGTTTGTTATTCTTTCTCTGTAACCCGGTACTGTTCTATATGCTAGAATCTTAACATCATCTTCGCCTGTTAGTGCCGGGGCGCTTGGGGCATGGTACAAATCTACAAATCCCGCGCCACGATTTACATTAAAGTCAACACCCTCAGTCTTTTCATCCCAACCACCGCTAGAGTTCATAACCCACACCTTAACAGGGGTGGAATCAAGGTTGCCAAACGATAACTGATATATCGGGTTTCCGTTACTTTGGAACATTTCAATAAATCCCGGTTGCAGCATATTTAATGGTTCATAGGAAACCCCACCACCCGACGGCTCTTTGGCTATTGTCAAAGTCGGTATATATCCTTCGCCTTCGCCTATTGGAGTAACGGTCTCGTCCCCGATTGCGTATGAATATATATTTTTTCCGTCAAGAATAAACAGTTTATTATTGAACTGCCACGACTTACTCAAATGCTGATTAGCGTCCGAATAAACCTTTGTGAAGTCTTTTGAGTTGCTTGCTCTCAAATAGAAGTCTTTTCCAATGTGATATATGTACCACTTCGGGGATATATCATATGTTGACCTAAGTGATACTTCGTTAACATGAATATTGGAAATATACGTCCAACATGCGCCATTTCCCGAATTGAATCTATAAACTATGCCGATATATGCAAAATAGCTTTCACTAGCTAGGGGCATAATATATATATCGAAATGTTTACTCTTGTAGTGTTCGGTCTGTTCTTCGATTTTATATCCACCTGCCCCGTTATCTACAAGCCATACCTCTACTTTTGCAAGGTTTGTATTAAATGAAGCAGTATGAAGGTCAAACGATATATGGGTATACTCTTTTACGTTTGATGTATCGTTTTCTATTTGAAAACGCTTGTCTAAAACACTGTCACTCGCAGACGAAGCATCATCATATGAATTAGAGATAGCATAGTCCTTTGAACCTACAAGGAATATATCTTCTATCGGAAACTCTTTTCCCACATCTTCGGGTGCGGGACTCCAATCATAAGTATTTTCGTCATAATCGTACATCAAGGAGAAGTTTCTTATCTCCAGTGTTGCAGTCCCACTTGATACCATTGACGATACTTTTTTAACAGATGACGTTATAGCGAATCCGCTCTCAAAGTGTTCCACTGTTGACGTCGGATATATTATCTTAGATGTCCCGTCACAAGCAAACCACGCATAATTATCGCCGGTCAATGTGTAATCAAAAGCTATGTGTACAGTTATTCCTTTGATAAGTGACTCAGCAAGGGAATAAATATCCGTCCATGTACCACTGCTAAGTGCGAACGAGCGAAACGAATCCGAAGTGTTTAGCGCCCTATTAACATTAACTACTCTGTTTCCTTCAAATGTTCCCGTCTTCGCAATATGAACGCCATAAACAGGGTCATTGCTTTCTCTTTCAACAAAATACTTCGGTGCGGGACTCCACGCATAAGAAGCATCTTTCCCGTACATTACTGAATAATTCTTTATATAGATATGTTGCGGCACGCTCGACCTAACAGATACCCAACTAAGTGAACCCGTACCCGAATAATGCTTTATTCCACTATAATGAGTCCACTCGTCACTGTGAGGTACAGTTATCGAAGTACCGAAAATCAAGAAATCATCTTCGCAACAGTAATCAAATTCCACATAAATATCAAACGGGTTGCCGTCCTTGCTCGACATTTTCTTGATGAGGTCGTAAACCTTAATGTATTTATCAATTTCTTCATCATGGACTATTATTTCTTTTTCTAGGGATGACGTTCCGATAGCATAATTGACGTTTATATCCTGTCCGAAAATGACATCTTTTTCATATCCTGTACGTTTGCGCACTTTCCCCGGCACATAGCGCACCATGTTCTCTGCGTTCGGACTTCTTGTGTCTTCAATGTTTGCCCCTGTGTTTGTCAGGTCAACGCCCATAAAGTTATCTATAACAAATATGTCTCTTTTCGGACTTGCCGGAACTTTGAACGATACCGCCATTAAATCCACCCACTATCGCTAGTAAATTCTTCGTATGCCGCCAAATTTGCGGAATTTCTCAATCTCTCAAATCCAACCTCAAACTCATTACGGTAAGCCGTAGCAATACCGTTGTCATCGTCCTTATAAAGCTGTGAAGCCATATACAAAGGCAACAAAGCGTACACTTCGGGGTCAAGCGGTAATACTTCCGTGTCCTCTGTGTCAGATGTCAATTCCATAGGGTAAGCCCGGTAATAAATAGTAAACGAGCCTACCATGTCTCTATCTAACACAAGTGTCTTTGTACCTTCCTGATAAAAGTCTGATGTTTGAAGATACTTCTGATATGCACCCTCATAGTAAATGCCTTGTGGGTCAATCATGTAAAAATCGGGGGCTATTGCCGTCATATCGTACTTAACCTTATCAGTAAAAGGCGGTACGTCTTCTTCGACTTCAAAAGTCTCCGCATATATGGCAACATTCTTTAATGCCATTGGATATGATGTTGTGAAGGTAAACTTTACGGGCTTTTTTGTTGCATTAGAAATAAGCCCCTTGTAAACCTTGTAGGTCTTTTCGTCAAGGGTTATTGTGGTAATAACGCCGTCTACTTCTATATCGCAAGTTCCTATACCGGCGCACTCAAAGTAGTATGACTGTCCTTCGTCTGCCTGATACGAATATGTTTCTGAAAACTCATGGATGCTATTAGCCAAATCGTCCATAACGAGGTTATTTACACCCATTTGTGTGATTTTAGCGGTCTTTGTGATAAACTTTCCGGCTGTCGCAAGTAAGGCTAACCCTTCGTTCGCACAATGCGGCATGGCGGCTATATACCCATTAGTGGATTCATCCGTTATTATCACATCATCCGCCGCAAACATCTTCTGTAATACGGCAAGTTTCAAGTCATACCATGTACTCATTTTAACCCTCTAACCTTGCTATAAGGTCTGCTTTACTGCCTTTTGCGTCAAGTCCCTTTTCTGCACACATCTTTTTCAGTGTGGCATAAGGATAATTCTCATAATCAACATCGTCTGATGCAGTTTCCGAATTGTCAGCGACAAGCGTTGTGGGTGGAGTTGCCCCCACCCATGCGCTTTCATAGTTTTCGCCAACAACCTTTAATACTTTGTAGGTTCTTCCGTCATCAACAAACGTATCGCCTACTTTAAGTCCTTTAGGTATCATTGGCTACCCCCTTATGATAATGTCGTACCGTTGTCAGCGCCGCCAAGGATATAAGCCGCCCAATTATTAAATCCCGCACTCCAACGAGCGTAACCGCTCCACTCAAGGTTGCGTGACTTGTTGAGTACTTCGTTTGAAACGTCAAGCGGTACTCTGTCGAAGAATACACCGGCGTTAAGCTCTCTCTGTGCTTCTGAACTCATCAGGATGTAAGGCTTCTTGCCAGCCGCAGCCGTCCAACGATGGTCTACGATAAGCTTCCAAATGCCTTCCTGAGTGTTGATATCGTTGTAGTCCGAACCAACAATCTGATGAGAATGAATGATTCTCTTAATGAGGTCTTCAAGGTCGGGTACGTTACCGGGGATGATGATTGTATCAAAGTTGTAACCCATTACGTTACCTGACTGATTCTTGAAGTTACGTCCGATGTTAGCAAGCGTATAAAGCATTGTAGCGTCTGTTCCAAAAGCGTTTGTGAACACGTTTGACTGAACAGGAACGCCTGTCTTCTTGCCGGGATGGTCGGTAGCAAAAAGTGCCTTGCCGTCGCCGGTGGTCTTGTCGTATGACTTTGTTCCGTAAAGGAATGTTGTACCTTCTGCTGTAAGTGCATCAGAAGCGAACTGCGCTCTACTTCTCTTGTAAGCACGAACAAAGTTAGCGGCTGTCTGCTTCATAAGGTCAATGTTACCGTCGTCCTTTGCTTCACGGGTACACATGAATGTCTTGATGAACTGATGATGCTCGATAAGCTTCGAGAATCCCATGTTGTAGTCATCCTGAATACCGTTATCGCCTTCGGTAACTTCCTCAAAGTTTCCGAACTCTGTCATTGAACCCTGTTTCTCTCCAAACTTCTTGGAAGTCTTAACGTTGAAAAGGGCTTTAACAAGCTCGTCATCCTTGTTCTTCTCTGTGTCTGTGTCCTGTATTACCATTGACAACTCGGTATCAATGGTCTTCCACGCTTCATCATTGAGTCCGCCGTGTTTTGAAAAAATTACTGCCATATCTATAATCCCCCTCTCTCTTATACGAACCTACCTACGACTTCTGCACCTGCGGCGCCGCCGCCTGTAAGTAACTGGAAAATGCCGTTTGTCGTTGTTGCTGTTGCCTGTTCTGCGGTAACAGTAACTTTATTGCCGGCTTTAAGTGATGTTCCTGCCGCCGAAAGAGTTGTCTTGAACTCATATTCGGGAAGAATAGGAATTACTGCGAGCTTGTCCCCGGTCTTTGCCGTAATGTCCTTGCCCGCATATACAAATTCGGGTGCGCTTGTCTCTGCAACCGCCGTTCCCGCTTCTCCGAAAGCAACAAGGCTTCCGTGCTTATAAGTTGTGCCGTTTGTAGCCATTATCTCTTTTTCGATAGGTGCTACGTCTGACTCGGCTCTGATAAATTCAAATGCCATAGTTAATACCCCCTTAACCTATGTGTAGTTTGCTTGCGACTGATTTATACAGTTCTCTTATTTGCTTCTCTGTCTTTCCCTCGGACTTCCAACGGCTCATAATCTCCGACGGAACTTCGACGTATTCCTCGTCCTGTTCCACGCCACTTTGAGTAGCAAGATGTTCCTTGCCCCTCATCTGATTGATAGCCTGTTGTCTTGCCGCATCTGTTGACTTGCCGTAGTTGACTATCTTGTAAGCGTCAACCAACGACATTCCGTGAGATACACGGTCAAGCATTTCCGAGAAGTTAGGTAATGCCGCCAAGTCATTTATCCCCTTAATGTTCGGGTCAAACTTGGTAATCTCGGCTAAATCCCTCTGTAATGCGTTCTCTGCCGCCACCATCTTGTTCTGTTCGATGACTTGCTGTGCTTGCATTACAACCGGGTTTTGTGCAATCATCCTGTCAATTATCTGTGGGTCAACGCCCTTTTCCTGTAACTCCTGCTCATTGGCTTGTCTCTGCTGTATCTGCAAAGCGTCCATGTAGTCGTTAACATTCGTTATGGGCTGTCCCGTCACGGGATGAGTCACACCTTGGCACATTGCCGCTACACGCTGATTTAAGGCGTTCATTTGAGACTGATACTTGTTCCTTGCATCTTCCTCTGCTCTGCGCCTTATTGCGGCATAACGTGCGTTTTCCTCTGCGCTCTGTTCGGTAGGCTCGGCGTTTCCTTCTTCTTTTTCGCCTGTTTCCTCACTTTCGGCTTCGGTACTTTCTTCTGTCGGTTCGACGGCTTCCGACGCTTCTACGTCTGCGACCTCTCCTTCCTCTCCAAAGAGTTGTAAGTTAAGGTCAAGAAGATTCTGTTTTTCCATATTCAATTTTCCTTTCTGATTTTTGCCCTATTCATGGGAATTTATGCACTAAAAAAGCACCCGAAGGTGCTTATTAGCCGATTGGTAATTCGTTTTTGACTGAATCAACCACTTTTTCATAGTTGGCACAATCCTTATTCATGCAACTAACTTCCTGTACCACAAAGAGTTTTGTCGGTATATCCGGGTTGTCGTCGTTCTCCAAAATGTTACGGGAGCGGGTAATTCTCATCTCCACTTGGCATAGCGGGCATTTCATTCGGTACTCCTTCCGGCATCATTGCCTGTTGTTCTTGCGTCATTTGCTGTTGTTCAGCAAGCATCATTTCTATTTGACTTAAAACATCCCCGGCGTTCGGATAATGGTTCTTCTCCATAAGACTCCAATACAGTCTCATAGTTTCCAGTGTTCCTAACTGTCCGAAAGCACCCGATTGAAGCTTCATATCAATCTGTTGCCACATTGCTTCCCGGTTAGCCATCATTGTTGATGTCGGGTCGGTTTCAAACATGAACTCGTCATTCCAGTAATATTCTCCGGCGGCATCCTGTTTAATGAAGTCCGCTTTATCCAAAAACGCAAAGTCCTGTTGTCCGTTTATTCCGTTTCCCGTGATAGGTAACGGGTCGTCACTGTACGCAAGCCAAAACTTGAACATCAATTCGTACAGATTTGCGTAAGCGTCATTCTTCATTACACGCTTACTTTCCAAACGTCCCGCCGCCTGATTGATTGAATACTGTTTAGCAGTACCCGAAACGGCTGACGGGTCGTATTTACCCTGAAACGCATCTGTGATACCCAAAGTCGAACGTGCGTCTTCATATGCCTTGTTAATCATTGTCATATCCTGTTGGATGTTGACTTGCATATTCAGAACGTCAATCATTGCTTTCTGCTGCGGGTCGTCTAATCGGGCAATCTTCAATTCCTTATCCGTGGTCTCAACCTTTACTCCACGGGGCAATGTTACGATAGAACCGCCCTTTAATGTCTTTTCTGCCGCCTTCGAGCCGACCTTTTTAATCAAATCCTGTTGGTCTTCAATGACTTTCACATCAGAGAATCCCAGTAGGGAATTAGCTTTAGAAACGTTCTTTCTGACGATAAGCGGATATTTATTAGGCTTGTAGTATTCAATCTCTACAATTTCTTCCGCCGAAACTTGTATAGGCATACCCGTCATAGGGTCTATCCCATCTTCACGCATAATCGGAATACGAATCTGCTGTATCTCGTCGGGTGTTTTTTCAAAGGATTTAGAACCGCATTCAGGACATACCTTGTCTTCTGTAACATATCCGCACTGTTTACACTTCCTTGTAATTCGTGCCTGATAATCTTCAAGGTCTTCCAGTGTGTAATCGTCACACCATACAAAACGTCCGATTTTGCCGTCATTTTTGTAATAAACTGTGTTGACTGTAACTAAATCCGTATCAAGTCCGTTATCACCCTGTGCGCCCCTTATTTCCTTGTATTCTTCGTGCGCATCTTCTACGTCAACGTGGTATTTCTTCTTGACTGCATCCTTTGTCTGCGATACTTGAACAAAGATGTAGTCCATATCTTCTATCTTTGAGACGCCCGGTTGCGGTATAACTTGCTTCGGGAGCATTTCTTTTACGTCAACATCGCCATAATTCGCATGGAATCCCAAGTTGTTATCCCATTCAACCAAGAAGAAGTCCCCACCTTGTACGGGAACTATTCTCTCCATTTGGTCGTTTATTATGGCAAGGTTCAGTAGTTTCACTTTATTAACAAGGGCTTTCTCAATAGACCTTGCTAATTCCTCATCCCCTTCGTGTAAAGCTGTTACCTTTGGCATAGGGATAGAGGAATCTACCTGTGACTCAATCAATTCGTATGCGATATTACGAACATTTATCGAAACGTCTCTAGCCGCTATGTTCGTGTTGGGATTGCCGTTTACTTCTCTTGTGCCTTCGTAGACTGCCTGATTCTTGTTTATGTCCCTTAATGTACTGGAATAGGCAATACGGGCGTTTTCAAGTTTGTCACGCCATTTATCACGTTTTTTATCTTCGGCTGTCGGTGCTATTGTCTTTTTGACCTTATCCATAAATGTTTTTAACCTCATATGGGTTCTCCATACTTCTGTAACAAGTATTCCCTGTCTTCTGCGCTTGCATTTTCAATGTCTTCAAGGATTGAAGCGTGCTGCTTCGTCTCTATTGATTCATAATCAACTTCCGGCGAACGTACCCACCAAACACAAAAAGCCCTCAACGAGTCAACGTCATGCGTTAAATCGTGTGGGTCTTTAGCATAGATATTAGGTCGCTTCTTATCCTTTTGGATTTTCTGCAAGCATCTGTATAGATTTGGCGCACAACCGTCTAAAATCGTCAATTTCGGGTGTTTATCAATGACTTTCAGCCACTCTTTCATTGACGAACATCCGTCTTCAAGGTTTCTTGACGTTTTTGTGAGCGTAATTCCGTTCTCACTGAACGTTACGGCTCTTGATTTTCCGTCTATTTGGTTTCTCGACCATAAATCAGACGGTGCAAGCCAATATTGTATCTTTTCATCCCCGGTCATTGACCGTAATATGTCACACGCCGCCCCGATTGTCTTATCAGGTGCGTCATATTCTCGGTAAACTTGCGCATTTCCCTTGGTATCTACTTGAATCCAATGCGCTGATAACATATCCAAACCGTAGTCTAATGCGACATATCGGGTAACTTTGCCCTCTAATTCCTCATTGACTATGTGAGTCTCCCGTTTTACTTCCGGGAAAAATGAACCACCGGGTACAGTCAAGGCTTCCTCGATTGTTGCGGGGTACTCTTGCGTTATCATATCCCCCATTGTGCGCCTTGTTTGCTCATACCACGCTTCATCACGTCGGGGGTCTGCATACCACGGAATGAATATCTTGTTAAATCCATTGTCCGGGTCGGTAAATACCTTTTCAAAGAACGAACCACGTTCTATTGTGGATAACCCTATTACTTGTCCGCCTGTCGGTCTGTTGATTGTCGGATAACCGGCTTTCCATATATCCTCTGCGAATTGCTGAAACGCCCATTCGTCAAAGACTATTAAATCCGCCGTGAACGACCTAGCCGCATTAGGGGAACTAGGAAAACACTTGAATACTGAATCAGGGGAGTTGGGAAAATGTATCGTTAAGATAAGGGAGGTATTTTCCCATGTAGCGTTTGCCCAGTTTATCGGCTGGTCGTTCTTCGGCGCAAATAATGAACGCATATTATCAAGAATCACAGACATTCGCCTGACTAATTCCTGTGCTTCATCTTCCGTTCTTGACAATCCTATGACTGTCCGCCCCGGTTTAATCAATTTCCAAAGTGCATAGTGCAGAACTAGCCAAGTGATGCCTAACTGTCTTGCTTTTAGAATCACGTTCAGTTTATTGTCTCTGAACTGCCTTAATGCCTTCCTTTGTTCTTCCCACAATGTAAACGGCTGAACAAGAACATCTGCGTCCTTATCCTCGATATGTCCGTACTTATCAACAAAGTATTCAAGATGTTCTCTGCAATATTGATATTCTATTTCCCTTAACTGCGAAGGGTTATAATCATCAAGTTTCATAAATGAGTAAAGGGCATCCTTTCGGACACCCTTTGTTTAGGAGAAGTTTATCAAGTGAGTAATTCTACACCCTATCATAAAGACCGCCAATTTACCTTGTGCGTATCTCTATAATCTAATACCTTTTCGATAGCCTTCGGAAGTTTTGTAACATCCTCATCTATCAATTCTGTTGGGATTCTTATTATCTGCCACTTATCGCCCAACTTTTCTTTTATGTTTCTATCTCGTTCGGAGTCATAGCCTTTTTTTAACTTATGATGTATTCCGTCGATTTCCAAAATAACAAAGTCATCCGGCAACATAAAATCAACTTGATAACAGCCTATTTTAGTTTGTGGTTTAATATGATAGTGGTTGTAAATAAGAACTATTGCCGCCATTATTTCTTCCGAACTGTCAAACTTGCCGTCGTTCTCGAAGTTATATTTCTCGATTGTTTTTATAGCTTCTTCATATTCAGCGAAGTTTATTTGTTGGCGTTCCATTTTGTCTATTGCGTGTTCAAACGTACGTTTACGTTTTAATTGAGTAAACAACTCGTTTTCTTGTCGCAGTTGCTTCATTGTCTCTGCGTAACATTTCTTGCAATAGACTCTTTGGTGTTCATTTTCTACTAACTGTCTCGTAGGAATTTCAAAGAACAGTTTATAGTCAGCTTCAATGTCCCTTGTGCAGTCCGCACCCTCTTTACCGCAAACCCAACATTTCATAATACTTGTACCCCCGTACTTTCAGTATATTTGTTTTCGCCCTTCCGGCTCTTCATTATACAGATTACTCGATAATTTTATGAATAAACATGAAGTAATTGAACTTTTTTTGAACTTTTAGGAGATTTCTGCATATTTGTCTAGCGCAGTACAGAATAATTCATACGTCCAACGTGGAGTTTTATCTATATACTCCGCTATTTCCTCAATAGTCTTTCCGTTGTAGTAGTAGAATATCAAGAACTGCCTGAGCGATACCGGCTCGATTTTCTCTATCTTGTTCAGACAGTAATTCTTATGGTTGAGTTGTTCAAGCAGCTTCTTCGCAAGTTTGCCCCGGTATTCCTCTATCTTTATAACTGCTTCCTCGATTTTGTTGTGATATGCGGTAGATGTTTTGTCAGGGTCATAATTCGGTGTCATTTTTGTTGCCACGCTCTCTAACCGCTCTATCTCTAATTCAATAGACTTTATGCGTGAGTCCAATGACTTGATTTCCCTTAATTCATTCTTCGCTTCTTCCCTTGTCATACTTCCCCTTTCTTTGTATGGGGCTATCGGTGTACGCCAATACAAGATATATGTTAATAATATCCCCCGGTAGCCCCTGTTACTTATGAGTTTGAACCATCTAATTTCCAATAGCGAGCAGTAGCCGTCATATTTATCTCCACATCATTGTCCTCATCGTATGTGTTTATAGAAACAGTTAAGTCGCTTTTGACCGGATTATGTTCAAGATCAATACTTGTGGCTTCATCCTTGAAAGGATATACTTTTTTCATTCTTTCTAGGCACTCATGTAATTCAGATACTTTCATCTTCTCTCCCTTCCGCTAAAGCGGAAAAATTTTTCACGAATTTAGCACCTTTTCCGCATTTTTCGCATATTCCAGTGTTTCATATACCGCTATCGTTATATCCCCGTGTGGAAATATCCCGTACAGTCCATCAGTCATCATTATCCGTATCAACCCCTTCATCGGGATTCTCTCTATCGGACTTTCTATCTTTATTCCGTACATACTATCTCCATAACATTTGAACACATTTATCCAGTGCCTTTTGTCTGTCTATTCCCTTATACTCGCAGACTTCATCAAAGGCAGTCATATTCAGGTCATTCATATAAGGACACTCGTCACAATTAGGGGTGTTTACACTTTCCGATATGGTGTTGACACGCTCTATTGCTACACCTTTTCGTGTTAGGGTTATCTCCCCTCGTTTTATCTGTCTTAATATAGCCTCTGCACTCTCCCGGTTCAGATACTTCTGTAATTCCGCTTTGTCCTCATTGGAAAGCCGTATTGACAATGTTTTCGTATTTTCTGTCATGGTGTTTACACTCCCTTCTAAAAGTGTTTACACTTCGGTTTTGAAATAAAATTTGTGAGCAAGCATAGAGGTTCCCTCGGAGCGGCGGCGGCTCGCCACGGGGTGGGGGTGGCTATGTGGTATGGATTGCTATGAAACAATACACTCTCAGGAAATTTCAATCATTAAAAATTACCACTACACTATAAATTCTTGCTAAAAATACCATGCGTGTATGCCGTTCCCCGATTCCGAAAACGCCGCAAACCCTTGCCATTACTAGGTTTGTGCCACTTTCCTATCTGTTCGTGAAAGATTACTTTAGCGAATAGTTTACCCTTTCCCCGTGTCGTCGCTTATGTCTTCCACTATCTGTACGCTTTCCGCCTTCTCTAGCCTTGCCGCTATCGTGCGCATTAACTCCCGATCCTGGTCTGTCGTGACGTTTTCCGTCACTTCTACTCTCTCTATCGGTTTATCGCCGTGAGTATCTCTTATAAGCTCATACGCCTTCATGTTTCCGCTTACGGCTCTCCCTACGGCGACTAACTGAATCAAGTCATACAATGTAGCGTTAGGATTATCCCGCTTTAACTTCTGTATCAACTCATCCGGCACATCTGCCGCCGCTAGTATCTCATCATCGACTTTTAGTGTCAGTATCTTTTCTAGTGACTGTTTGGCTGTTTTCTTTTCGCCGTGTAGTTTTTGGATTGCTTCAGCGCCCTTCCGGCTTATCTCTTTTCTCTTTTCAGGAGCAAGCGCAGCAAAGTTATATTTATCGGGTTGCAGATTTAGCCATCCTTTTTGCATTCCTTCCGGCTCACGCTCTCCGGCTTTTATCTCGTCATATATAGTTTTTTTCTTCTTCCGCTCTTCTCGTTCTTTCTGAACCTTTTTGTTAGGCATTTGCAAATAAAAAACGTGCTACCCTTGGAAGGTAACACGCTTCTCTTTTCCTTTCGTTCTCTTTATGTATTTAATAATTAAAACTAACGCTATACTTCTTTTAACAATTATCAAAAAACGGCTCGTGCTCCAACTCCGGCAATCCTAGACCGCCGTCTATCTTCTCCCGGATTGCTTCAACTATGAAAGCATTTAGACTCATCCCGGCACTTTCCGCCGCCCTGGTTATTGTGTCCCGTGTCGGCTCGGTGTCCTTGCGCAGTCTCAATAATACTTTGTCATATGCTTTAGCGTCCCACTTTTGATCCGCTCTCCGCTTCGCTTCACTCTTCATGCTGTTTATATTATCACATATACATTATTATTCAAGGGCATACACCGCTTTCTGTGTATCTTGCACAATGCTAGCGGTGTATATTTGTGCAATCTGTCTATTGACCTATACCCTGCTAGCGGTGTATTATGGCATCATCAGGAACGGCAAACGCCGAACCACAAACCAAACACACGAGAAAAGGAGACAAAAACATGGCAAACAAATTATTCGCTTATGGACTTTCAAACAGAGGATGTTCAATCGGGACACAGCCGAACGGCTTCGATCATTTCGAGGACACAGACAAGGCAACGACGGGATTTTATAGCATAGTTTATTACGAAAACGAGTTGACCGCCGACGACATCAAGAATTATGAGTTAACACCTATAACAGAGGAAATCAAGACAGAGCCGGAAGCGCCCGCAGAAGTAAAGGAAGCGCCCGTTATATCAAGCGCCGAGGACATGCAAAAGTGGATAGAGGAAGACGGACTTTTAACAGTCGCTTCTTTCATGCTTAAAGAACACGACAACTGCACATTGATAATGTGGGCGGGCATTGAAGCCGGAATATTTACCGCCGAGGACTTAAGCAATTATTTATGGATCGGTAAAATGCCGAACTATCACACATTTAACGAGTGGAAGCGTCACGGCTACATAGTAAAGAAGGGAAGTAAGGCGGCTTTTAGTTGCCGGATATGGGACTATAAGACAAGCAAAAAGGGCGAATATACCGCCGAGGAAGCCGCAACAATGAATAGTATCATACACAATGCCGACGGTTCAGAAGTCAAGGAAGGCGATCCGAAAATGCACAGCCAGTATTACAAGTTTAACGCTTACTTTTTCGGGGCGGATCAGGTCGAAAAAATCAACTATGAATCGGTTAATCTCCCGGATGATTGCACAAGACGCACCGAAGGCGACACCGAAATCATAGAAGGCAATACAAAAGATATCAAGGAAATGTTAAAAGCAGCCGGTTATACATGGCATAGAAAAAACAAATACTGGTTCAGACTTGCAACAGCTTAACCCATACAGCCGACCGGGGCGGCAATTTCCCCGGAGAAAGGATAAAAAATGCGTCAGTATTGGAACATTCCCGAAGACAAAAAAGATGAATTTATGAATTTACAAATAGACTCCTGGAGAAAAAGAGCCGAACTACTGCAAGCCATAAAGCCGATTATAAAAGCCTACGACGGCAAAACCTATTCCAAAAGGTTTGATAAAGCCATAGAAGACAAGTACAACACCAAGGAAGACCGAGAAAATTATATATACGTTTCCCACTCATACGGCGACCGTTTATATATATGCGTCAAGTGCCAACGCTCTCTTGAAGTCCAAAAAGAGCATTACAGCGATCATTGCCAAATAAATGACTCGGAGAGTTGCCCCGGAATAGCGACATACACGCCGGAAGGCTCAAAGCTCCGCCGGATAGATGCCGCCGGAACGATAAAAAACATTGATTCAAGGATCGACGAACTGCATCAGGAGATAGATCAAAGCTTAAAAGCATATGCCAACTTGAAAGCGTATCAAGCCAAGATTGACGAAGTAAAAAAGGCATTACAGGAAGCCGCCGACCTTATAGGCAACGCTCCGAGTGAATTTACAGGACTATATAAAACCGAGTACACCTTGAAGGAAAGCAGATACTAACCACACCGCCCCGCCTACCGGGCAAAAGGTAGGCAGAAAGGAAAAATCATGGATATTAGAGACATAGCACAACGCATTTATGACATAGACCCTTGGAACGCACGCAATGAAGACGCAACGCCGGAAAGCATAGCGGAATCAATTAAAAACGACCCGTTGCCGGTTATTCAATACTTGATTGAAGTCATTGAAGATTTACAGTCATAGAAAGGAGCATCCATGAATAAACTACAATACAGAATCGACACACTCCACAAGAAGACAAAGCCCGTTTATATAATATCCGAATATCTGAACGAGGACGGATCACTCACAAAAAATATGTTTCCGGGTAAAGTATTTGGTACTAAGGAAGAAGCGCAAGAATGGGCGGAAATTACAGCCCGCAACACGATTTATTGAAAGGAGATAAACAATGATAACGACATTACAGTATCTTGGAATATATGAGGACACAATAGAAAACGCCGTTGCAACGGCAGAAAACGCACTGTCTCAATTAGATTTAGATATTGCATAGACGAGCTTAACGAGAGCGCATTTGAGGACATGAAAGCCCTTAACGACTGGGAACACATAACAAACACCATTATATCAGCCTATTTTGCTTGCGCTCAAAGCATTATAGAGCGTGAATTGCCGGACGTTGACACCGATTATTATGTGAATTGTGACGACAGTCATTTTTACATCGGCGGCGATGAAGTTTAGAAAGGAGATCAGACCATGCAAAGAATAGAGAACGTACTTGATGAATTGAATGTTAAATATGACTTAAGCGGCAATTATGGACTTGTTGAGTTTTGGACGGATACAGCCGGACAGGATATACCCGTTGAGATAGACTTTGACGGCACACCGGAAGACTTTGTTAATCAGTTTGTCGAATATGCCGACAATTACGATGTAGATGATGAAGTTGAGCTATACGTTAATATGCGAGGTCAAAAAGGCGTACCGGCTACGATAAGAGAATTATTAGATGACTGCCAGGAAGCAAAGGACACATTAACCGAAATAGCAAACAGACTTAATCAGGCATTGAAGGGGGAAAGAGTATGAATAACGCTAGACAGTACCATTATCAAGCAGATGTTGACATTTACGCAAAGAAGGACGACACCGTTGCCGGGATCATCACGGCGACAATGAAGCAGATACAAGAAGCGTACCAGGAGTTAATGGACGATTTACTTCTTGAATCGCAAGAAGCCTATTGATATAATATAAGCGTGTGTTTGCCCCGGTGGTTTTTCATGTTTCCACTGGGGCATTTTATTATTTCTTCGGAGTGTAGATTTTAACGCCGATTTTCTCCGCTAATGCGTAAAGCCTTGCGGTTTTCTCCTGTTCCGTCAATCTTTGCGGTTTGTGTTTCCTTGGTATGCTATCTTCTAATGGTTTAAGCCTGATGTATTGTTTCATTCGTTTGTTTCCCCCTTGAAGTATTTAGCTAACTTGTGAGCTATATCTAT